GGGTCACTCCGATGCGGAAGCACAGAATGCCGGGGGTTGTGGCGGCTTCTTGGGCGGTGGCGCGTCGGCCAGAGCGGGCGCAGTACGCCCACTGGTTCGAGCTGCCATGCACGCGGCCGATGCCGAGGTCGAGTCGCGCCCCGACGGCGGTCACCAGACCGGAGCAGTCGAGGGCGCGGGGCGGCCACACGCCACCACCCCATTTCGCGCCGAGGACGTATCGGATGCCTTGCGCGGTGAGCGCTTCGCGGGCGAAGTCGGCGTTGGACGCCATGCCATCTCCTCTCTCAGACGCCGATGAGGGGCCGGAACGGCGAGGTCGGAAGCCAGGCGTCAACGACCTTGTCGACCCAGTCCTCGGCGCCCTGGCGGTCGAGGTGCAGCGTGTCGAAGAACCTTTCGACGGCGGGGGCTTTGACGTCTGGGGTTGCGCCGCCGCCGCCGTCGATCGCGTCCCACAGCGGGAGGTAGGTCCACACCGAACCCGCAGCGTTCGCGGCGGTGGCGACCGCTGCGAAGCGTGGCCCGAGCAGGTCGCGCCACACCGTCTCCGACCACCTCTTGGTCGTGAGGTCTTTGGTCATCGCGGTGAAGAACTGCGGAATGCTCCACGGGTAGGCGTTGATGAGCTGGTTCGACATCGCGGCGCCGAACTCGTCGGACCAGCTCAGGTGTTGCCATCCGAAGAAGAAGAACCACCCGTTGTCGTAGCGGCGGTCGGCGTAGGCGTGCGCGTACCAGCGGAGCGTCCAGTCCTTCGCCTCGACGTCCCAATCGCGGGTCAGGTTGGTCCCCATGAACAGGACCCTGGCGAAACCGGGGTGGGTGTGGATGATCCCCGCGCCGGGGTTGCCCGGAGCGAACCAGGCGGGGTCGAAGTCGACGTACTCGAGTGCCCACGGGTCGGCGTAGGGCGAGCTGTAGTCGGCTCCGGGGTAGTTCCGATAGCCGGCGTCGTATTGCGACCGGTCCGGGTATTCGACGGTGTCGATGGCTGGTCGGTGGATCTGGGGCGTGACCCGTCGGGTGTCGTCCAGCGCCATGTTGGGGTAGCTGAGGTGCACGACGTGGGCTGAGGGGTTGAGGCGACGCAGGAAGTCGGCGATCTGATCGAGGCCGGTCTTGGTGACGTCGGCTCGGGTCGCCCATCGGGGATCGAGGGTGCCGGTGTTGCGGTCCACCCAGTTGTATTCGCCGCCGTGTTGGATGACGTCGTTGCCCCCGAGGCTGACGAACACGGTCAGGTTTGGGGTGGTCGCGATCCGCTGAGCGCAGGTCGTGGCATCCCACGGGCGAGCGGGGTCGACCCGCGCCCACTGGCTGTCGGCGGCAACCGCGTTGGCGGCGGTGAGGCCCGTGGTGATCCCTCCGGGGATGCCGTAGGACCACGGCTTGCCGTAGGTGGAGGTCGGCGTCGTGGCGACGCTGGTGCCGCCCTTGCCGTATCCGTGGAGTGCGAGGGTCGACACGTTCGCGCCGCGGCTCGCAAGCTCGTCGAGGAGTAGACCCTTCGCGGTGTAACCGGCGGTCCCGTTGCCGGATCCGTACACGGGGTACCCCTGGTCGCTGACCGAGGCGGGGTCGGCGACGGCGAGGGGGGCGTTCGCCATCGACGCGATGGTCTTGCTCGACACGGTGCCGAAGAACTCGAAGGGGTAGGTGGCGTCGACGCGGGCGAAGGTGGAGCCACCGCCTTGGAGCATCCACGTGTAGGAGTCGCCGATGGTCACGAACGAGGCGAGCGGTTCGGCTGATGCTGCGACCGCCGCGAGTCCTGCGGCGGCGGCTGTGGGACGGCGGTCGACGCTGGGGGCGGCCGTGATGGTGGCGTTGCCGTCGGTTGCCGCCGCCGCCGCGATCGCTCGAAGTTCGGTGGATGCGTAGGTGGTGGCTGTGCCGCCGGTCAGCGCTCGGGCGCCTCGGGTGATCCAGGAGCGGTTCGCGGCGGCGCCCGAGGTGCAGTCGGCGCGGGCGAACAACCGGTAGATCGTCGCCAATCGTCGCGAGGCGCGCCGTGCGGCCAGGTCGTGGTCGGCTTCGACGCCCGAGGTGTCGCCGGGGCGTGACGCGCTGTGGGTGGTGCGTGGCCGGTACCCCGATGTGGCGCCGGGACGGCGGCCCGAGACGGTGACGTCAGGCTCGGCACCAGAAGTGGCGTCGACGTACTCGTTGACGGGTTCGCCTCCACCGCCGTCGACGATTGTCGACGCGGTCGAAGTGCCGACGGTGACGACTCTGGCGGCGAGGATGAGTGCCGGACGGCTGTCGGAGCTCGACGCGGCGGCGGCGAGGACCGTGGCTGTGGCGGACGTGGTGACGACAGCGGTGACCGTCGCTGCGCCCGAGGTGGTGACCGTCGGCGCGGAGGTGACCAAGAGCGGGACGACCGTCGCAGTCGAGGTGCTCGAGACGGACGCGCCCGCGGCGAGGAGGAGGTGAGGTGCCACCGTCGCGGACGAGATCCCCGAGGTGCCGACGGTGGGTGAGGCTGTGACGAGGGTGGGGACGGCCGTGACGGTCGCTGTCGCCGAGGCAGCAGCAGCGACGGCGGAGCTCCGCGTGACCACGACGGCGGATGTGGCGGTCCCTGTGGTGGTCGCGGTGCTCGTGGTGGTGAGTCGTGGCCGTGCGTCCGCTGTTGCGACACCCGCGCCCACGACGGCAGCGGTCGCGGTGAGACGACACGTTGGGGTGACCGTCGCCGATCCGCCCGCGGACGCGCCGGCGGTGAGCACCGCACCCGATGGCGTGATCGCTCGTCTGTGGGTGACGGTGGGGGTCAGGAGCGTGCCCCATCGGCGCTCCGCCATGCGGATCTGACCATCGGTCAGCGCCCGATCCCACATGAAGACCGGCCCGACGATTCCCGCCGACCAGTCACCTGTCTGCACAGGGTGACGGGACCACAGGATCGGGGGGAGAGCATTCCCCCCGTTGAAGTTCAGCGCCGAGCCGGACCCGAGGGTGGCGGTGCCGTAGGCCGTGCCGTCGCGGAAGAACGACAGGGTCGCTCCGCGCTTGCGGACGGTGATCGTGGAGATGTCAGCAGAGGTGGGAGAACTGACGACGGGCAGGAGACCCGACGATGAGGCGGCGGAATCGAAGGAACTCCCCGCGGCGTTGGCGGCGAGGACCTGCATCGAGTTGGCCGACCCGTTGCGGCGCAGGAGGAGCGTGGCGTAGGGGTTGCTCCACGACGAGGTGTATGGGATGCAGAACACCGTCCCGTAGCTGCCGCCGTTCCACGCCCCCGTGATCTGCACGGTCCAGTCCGCGCGGGCGCGACGGATGCCGCGCTCGGCGAGCTGAATCCATGCGGTGTTGCTGGTCTGCTCGGCGACGGCGGTGCCGCCACGGGTCGCCACCCCGGTGGGGTAGATGAACTGCGGGTTGGCGCCGTAGAGCCCTGACCGCTTCGAGAGGCGCTCCACCCCGTCGACGTACGCGACGACGAGACCAGAGGTGAGCGGCGACGCCTCCGCCAGTTCGCGGGTCAGCATCGCTCACGCCACGGTTTCAGACCACAGGGTGTATTTGACCGTCGCACCCGACGCCGGGAACGCCTGGCCGGAGCCGTTGAACGCTACGAGCTTCCACGATCCGGGGGGGACCGCGACCCGCGGAGAGTCGAGGAGCTGCGCTGTGGTCACTGACCGGAGGGTGAACGAGGCGACGAGCAGCTCGGGCTGCGGAATCGACGGTGACGCGCCGCCGTCGGCGTAGTTCGAGCCGTCGTATTGGGTGAGCAGATACACCCCGACCCACCCGCCCGCGCTCGGCGCGGTGCCGAACGTGACGCCGAGCCGAAACCCGCCGTAGAGGCTCCCCGCACTGTTGCTGATCGCCCCCGACGCCGCGGTGTAGGCGCCGTTCGCGAGGCTGTTCAGCTCGGTAGACAGGGCGGTGGTGAGCGACCCGAACGCGCTCTGGGTGATGGCGCCCACCGTCAGTCCTCGGTGATGGTGACCTGCCCCGAGGGGAAGGTGAGGCTGTCGCCGTTGCCGACGGCTTTGGTGACCGGCGACCCGCCGCCGTCGCGGAGGTCGGAGAAGTAGAGCATCCGCCCCCCCGTCGCCTTGTCCATGAGCGCCCAGGCGGTCACCGTCCCCCACGACGCCGACGCAGGGCCGAAGGTGACGTCTGCGTTGGTGGACACCGAACCCGCCGACGGAGCGGCCCACTTGCCGGAGGTGCCCTGACGCGCGTAGCCGCCGCCGCTCACTTCGGTGAACGTCGAGGCGTCCGTCGGCGAGGACGGGGGCGCGGTGAACAGCGCCATGTACGGCGAGGAGGTGTCGGAGGTCGCGTCTTGGATGCGCGCGGTGTTGCCGAACACCGACCCCGACCGGGTCTGATTCGTGTTCCACGCGAGCACGTCGAGCTCGTACGCGTCGGACTTGCTGCCAGCCATGGGGAGGCTCCTTCGATTGGGTGGGTGTTAGGGGGCGGGGGTGACCGACTCGACGCGGTACCGGATCGGCACCGACGCGAGGCGTTGACCTGTCGTCGTGTTCGTCGCCCACACCTGTGCGGTGGCGACCCCCGCGGCTTCCAGCGCGGTGCACGGGACGGGCCAGGTCACCTTGGCGACGCCGGTGAGCTGGTCATGCCACGTCGCGGCGACCGCCACCACAGCGGCTGCGGGGGGGCGGACGACGCGCGCCTCGACGGTGTCGAAACCGGTCATGTCCATAGCGGCGCCGTCGGCGGTGAGGAACTGGTAGGTGAGCGGCTCGGGGCGTTCGCCGGCGGTCAGCACGATGCGGATCATGTGCCGATGTCCTCGACGGTGAGCGCGGGCACGTAACCGGTGCCGCCCGTGATCGTCCCCGATCCGGCGGTCGCGAGTATCCGCGCCTTGCGTGTCGTCGACCCCGCCGACGGCGTCTCGACGAAGGACACGAGCAGCGACCCGTCGCTGCTCGACATGGTGGCGTTCGTCGCGTTCTTGATCGCGTTCGCGGCGTCGGTGATCTGGAGTTGCACCGTTCCCGGCCCACCGGACAGCGAGAAGATCGGGATCGTTGCCGTCGTCCGGTAGCGGCGCCCCGCAACCGCGGTCCATGTGACCGACAACGACGTCACGTCGACGACGGTGCCGCCGATGCCGGACTGAGATCCCGACGCGGCGCCGGTGCCGATGTGACCCCACGGGAGGTTCTGTGGCGGCAACCATGCGGACCCGTTCCAACACAACACCCGGTTGGTGTCGGTCTCATAGATCGTCATCCCCGCGTTGGGTGAACCGGGACGCGATCCCGAGGTGCAGGTGATGACCACCTGTTTCGCAAGGGAGTTCATCGACGCCGCGGGAAGCTGGGTTCCGGCGGTGAAGGTGAGCAGTGCCATGGGTCTCCTTAGGGAACGAGGATCTCGGCGGAGTCGAGAAGCGACGAATCCAAGATGAACGCGTCGAGGATCGCTGGGCGGACCGACTGCATCGCGATGCGCAGCTCCCACTCACCGACAGCGGGATGGATCGTCCACTCGAGGCCGCGCGACAGACCCTCGACGGTGACGTCGCGCCCGTCGGGGGTGTGCTGGACGACCTTCAGCCGCTTGCCCATGTCCAGGTTGAGGAGGAAGAGGAGGTCCCGCGTCCCCCGGCATGTGATGGACCCGATGCGGTATCGGGCGCGCCCACGCCAGAACACCACCCATTGCGCGACCCGGTCGCACTGGTCGTCGGTTTCACAGATGAGGTCGGTGCGGGTGTAGGCGCGGAGGCCGGACTCGGCGACGCCGGTCTCGTCGACCGCCGAGACGGTGTGACCTCCGGCGCGGGCGATGTTCGCCGCGTTGAACACTTCCTCCAGGTCGAACCGCGGCTCGAACTCGTCGTAGTACGCCATCGAGGAGGGGCTATCCATGTCGAACTCGATGAACACGCCGGCGGGGATCTGAGCCGGTCCGGTGTACCGCAGCGTTCCGACCTGGTCGAACCAGACGAAGCCGCAGTCGCTGTCCGCCGTGAGGAGCATCTCGGTCCACGCGGGCTGCGCCATCGTCGTCGCCTGCATCGTCGCTATCGACCCCGACGACGTCTCGTAGTGGCGCTTCGCCGCGGGCCACCCGATCCGGTCCGCGATCCGGTCGAGTCGATCCGTCGCGCTCTCACCCGCGCCGACGGCTGTATCGAGGGCTGGGAGGTCGGCGCGGGCGAACAACGCGACGTTGTCCTCCCCCGCAATCTCTACTGTGGAGATGAGGTCACCGGCGGGATAGCGGGGCTGCCACGACGACACGACGCCCGTGAAGACCGTCCAGGGCCCATAGATCCAGTTGTCGGACTCGACGCGGAGCCTCACCGCGACGCCCGGCTTGAGCTGCGGATAGAACGGCCCCGAGGTGTTCGCCGGGTCGTAGCGGCCGTCTTGGTTGTCGAGCTCGAAGGAGATCGACCCGCCGTCGTAGCGCAAGGTGGGGACGCTGCCCTGCTGTGATCCTCGCTGGCAGCGGACCGGGCCGACCACGTCGTCTGTCACGTCTGTCCACACGAACCCGTCGCCGCCGGCGAGGACGTCGGCACCGTCGAGGAGTGAGGAGTCCAACACGAACACTCCGGCGCTCGTCGCGGCGAGACCGAGTTCAACGATCGGCTGGAACGCGACCACCGCTCAGGCGCTCCGCCGCCACCCGGCGCCGACTTGCCGCTCGTACGCGGCGATCGCCTCGACGACTTGGCGGCCGACGTCGCGGGGGTTCGCGAGCGGTGCGTTCACGGTGATGCTGTAGGTGTTCCCGCCCCCACCGAACCCGAGCTGGTCGGCGCGCTCGAGGGGAACGACCGCTTCGCGACGTGAGGTGTTGTCGCCGAGGAGTGCGAGGGTCGGGCCGGTGACGATGCCGCCCTGGGCGAGTCGTGGGATGTTCGGCGTCGATACGGTCCATCCGCCAACCTTGCCGAGCGGACCGAGGTTGAGGGTCGGCAAGGTGAAGCTGATCCCGTTCCACTTGTCGATCACCCAGTTGAGCGCACTCTTGAACGCGTTCTTGATCCCGTCGAACATGCCACCGAACAGTCCTGAGACCCGGCCGGGGAGCGCCCGGAAGAATCCGACGAGCCCATCCCATGTGGTGCGCACCCACGCGACAGCGGTGGCGCCGGCCGACACGATCGAGCTCATCGCGGAGGAGAACGTGTTGTAGAGCCACCTGACGGCGTCGATCACGCCGCCGATCGCGGTGATGATGGCGCCCCATATCGTGGTTTGCACCTGGAACGCGACCCACAGCGCCTGCCCGATCTTGGTCAGCACATCGAGGACGGTGTCGCCGTGCTCACGCCAGAAGCGTTGGAGCTTGTCGAGCACCGGTTGAAGCTGGGTGCGGATCTTGCCCCCCCACTCTTCCATGAGGGGGATGCCGCGGGCTTCCACCCAGCTCATGAACTGGCCGGCGAGGTCGAAGACGCGCGTGAGGACAGGTTCGAGCTTGAGCATCACCTTGTTGCGGAAGATCTCCCACTTCTCCGCGAAGTCGGAGGTGTCGTCCGCTGCTCCGAGGATCGTGTCCGAGCCGCCAGAGATCTGCGCCAGGAGGTCGCCGTACGCGAAGCGTCCCTCACCGACCGCCGCGGCGAAGTCGGGGCCATTGCGAACGCCGAGCTTGTCGATCGCGATTCCCGCGGCCGCCGCCGCGGTGGGCGCTTTCGAGATCTCGTCGATGAAGGCGCGGAACTGTGCGGGGGCCTTCTCGCCGTACTCGGCGGAGAACGACCCGAACGCCTTCTTCATGGCGCCCAAGACGGCCTCTGTGTTGACGCCTTCCTTGCCCCATTTGGCCAGGAGTGTGACGGACTCGTCGAGGTTGAAGCCGAGGCCGCGGAGTGTCGTCCCGTATTGGGTCACCGTGGAGGCGACCTGATCGAACCCGACGCCGGTCTTCTGCGACGCGCGGAAGAGCTTGTCCATCGTCGCTGACTGCTGGTCGGCGCTGATGGACCAGTCCCCGAAGAGGCGGGTGAGGGTTTCGACGTTCGAGCCGAGATCGGTCTCGGTGATGCGGGACAGTTCGAGCATCTGTCGCGACAACTGCTGTAGCGGCTTGCCGGTCAACCCGAGGCGGCTGTTCAGGCCGGCGATGGCTTGTGATGCGGTGGCGAAGTCGGTGGGGACGGTCGACACGACGGCGCGGAAGTCGTCCTTGAGGTCGTCGAGCGCCGCGCCCGTCGAGCCGGTCTTGATCCGCAGCGTGTCGTACGCGTCGTCGAACTGGGCGCCGAGGTCGTAGGCGACCTTCGCGACCGCGCCGATCGCAGCGGCGGCGGCCAGCCCTGCCGTGGCGAGGCCGGCGCCCCACTTCGCGAACTTCGACCCGAACCCTTCCACCGCGTTGTCGGCGTCGCCGAGGCCGTCGCGGAGGCCTTTGGTGTCGCCTGTGATCGAGATCTTGATCTCGTTCTTCTTCGCCACCGTCACCCCCTCGCCTGGTAGAGGACAGTCCCGCCGACGGGGGGAAGGTCACGTAGTCGCCGCAGGTATTCGTCGATCTCCGCTGCGGGCATCGCATCGAGGTCGGCGCCGCTGAGCCCGAACCAGTGCGACAGCTCGGGGAGCACTTTCCTCAGTCGGCGCCTGGGGCTTCCGGGGCCGCACCCTCGTCGCCCGCGTCGAAGGAGACGTCGACCTCGGTGTCGTACCCGATCGCCGATGCGACCTCGTCGTAGGTGACGCGGTCCCCGCGCTGACGGCGTGCGAGGAACACGAGCGCTGCCAGCATGAACGGTGCGCCGGATCCACCCGACATCGCCGTCATCAGTTGCGGCAGCGTCAGGCCGGCTTCGGCGAACAGGGCGCGTTCGGTGATGTGGTCGAGCTCGCGTGGATTCAGGTGGTAGACGACACCGTCGACGGTCATCGCGATCGTGATGTCGCCCGACGTGGTCGCCGACTTCGGCATTTCTGGCGGCATGGGGTCCCCTTCCGGTGGGATCTACAGACGTTGCTCGGGTGGTAGCCCCGCGCGGGTGAACAGCTCGGCGATCTCCTCGAGGTACGGGGCGAGGATCTCGTCGCCGTCGCGGGCGAACACGTCGCGGATGACGTAGGGGCCTTCGCCGGGGTTGCCGAGAGTCCAGGAGTTGCCGACCCACGGCGGGAACTGCTTCCAGGCGAGTGCGCCCATGAACGCACCGATGCCGAAGGGGACACCGGCGAGGTTGCGGATCTTGAGGACGGCTTCGGTGGCGAGGCCCGCCCCGAGGATCGCCTTCGCCGCGGCGGCCTGCTGGCGGGTGCCGGAATGGGCGTCGCTACGGGACCGGGCCTCCGCCTCCTTCGCGACGCTCTTGTTGGCCTTGCGAAGCTCCTTGACGCCGCCGTCGACCTCGCGCAGCGCGGTGCGCAGCTCTCTGATCCCCTCGACGCGATACCGAGTGTCGACCATCAGGGGGTGGCGTCAGCGGTGACGTAGGCCATCGTGATGGCCCCCGCACCCGCGTCGACGGCGAGACCCTTGATCTTCTGGGCCATCACCCCGGGCCCGTCGACGTTCGCGCCGACCTCGTCGAAGGACACCGCCGGCAGGTTGATCGCCAGACCGGGGATGGTGCTCACCCCGATCGTGGTGATCGACTTGGCGGTGACGATGATCTCCGCGGTGAGCCCAGCCTGGGTCGCGGACGCAAACCGGGTGTAGTGCGACAGGTCGTCCCAGTCGCACTCGAGCTCGACGGTGATCTCGCGGTGGTCCTCCTCTACCGGCTCGCGGCGCCGCGTGTTCTCACGGAGGAACAGGCGATCGGTCTTCAGCTTGTTGTCGCAGGCGACCGTCCACTTCGTGACGGGGATGTCGACGGTCGCGATCGTCGCCTTCGCCTGGACCCAGGTGAGGCACTCGGCGTTCGCCGCATACGACGCCGTGGCCAGCGACGTGACGGTGGACTCATCCGCGAAGACGAGATCCGCCTTCAAGGTCAGCTCCCCTTCGGCCTCGCACGACAGCTCCCACTTCGCGACCTTCCCGCCCGACCAGGTGAAGGGCTGGTTCGTCGCACCAGCCGCGCCGAAGGGACGGTTCACCTGTGCGGTGAAGCTCGACGACATCGGACCGACCGTCGCCGTGTGGGTGTACGCGGTGTCGACGGGCCCGGTGGTCACGACCGACCCGAGGAGATACTTGAGCCAGATCCCCGAACCGCGCCCGTAGAGCGGCATCTCGACCGATCCGGCCGCGCCGATGGTGTAGGGGGTGCGGCCGTCGAGACGGTCGACCCGTTGACCGGTGCGCCGACCCTTGGTCTGCACGCGGCCCGTCTCACGCTGCACCGATTCGCTCGCGAAAGGGAAGAACCGGTTCACCGTGACCGGCGTGCCGTAGGTCGACTCTGCGCCGATCCCGAACTGTGTGGTGATGGGCATTGCTCAGTCCTCCTCGACGGCGGGCGGCTCGTCGTTGACGGGATCGGTCTTCGGCTTGCGGGCGCCCTTCGGTGCCCAGTTGTCGGTCTGCTCGAGGAGCGACGCGGCCAGCCGGTCGGACACCTCGAGGTCCTCGCCGCGCGCGACGGTCGCCCACAGGCCGGGGGCGACTTCGATCTCGGCGGCGTCGAACAGGCCGGTGTAGGTGACGGTCTTCATTGCGCTCCTAGAGGTGGGCGCCCGAGAGGCGCAGTTCGCATTCCAAGATGCCGGCGCGGCCCTGGTCGGTGATCGCTGGTTCCCATCGGACCGGGGCCCACAGTGTCGACACGCAGCAGCGCCCGAGGGTGAGGGTCTCGGTCGATGACCGAAGCCACGTGTCGACCACGTCGGCCAGTTCGTAGGCCCGCTGGCGGACGCTGGTGGCGTCCTGGCCCGGTTGGTGGACCGTGATGTACACGGTGACGGTGGCGTCCTCGGACTTGCGCAGCGCTCCGAGGGTCTTCCATTCCTGGTCGGAGGTCGCGGATCCGATGATGATCGCCTCGCGCTGCACGGCGTTGCCGGGCCACCCCTCGGTGATCTGGGTGTCGTCGAGGTCGAGCAGCGTTGGGAGCTCGGCGAGGAGGTAGTCGATCGCCGCGGGAACGATCGAGGACGCGGACATCAGGCGATGGCCGGGGTGCGCACCCGTTGCGCCCAGGCGTTGATGGTCTGGTCGACCTCGGGGATTCCCACGATCGAGCCGCGGACGCCGGGGGTCGCGAGTGAGACGTTGCCGAAGTCGTTGGTGATGGCCGTCGCGCGGTCGGGGATGCCTGACGCGCCGTCCTTGCTGATGAGATGCACCCGCGCTGCGATCATCGCGGCGTCGGCCAGGTCGACAGGGCAGGTGAGTCGCGCGCCTGCGACGTAGCCGACCTCGACCTGCGGTGCGATGCCGACGAACGGGTTCGCCGCGCCCACCTTGGCGGCGACGACACCGTCGAGCACCTCGACATCGGCGACGGCGACGGCCGTCCCGTCGACACGCAGCCAACGCACCGATCGCAGGTACGGCTCCGACACCTCCACCGCCGCGCCCCGCGTGGGGTGGCAGACGATGCGGCATCGGCTCGGGTCGTCTGTGTGGGCGGCGGCGACGAACGAGGTAGCACACGCGATTTCGATCTTCTCGACGATCCACGCCCGCGCCCGCGCCAACTGGGCGGTGGTGTAGCTGCGTTGTGGGAGATCGGCGAGGGCCCTGAGTTGCCCGAGCTCGAAGTAGTGGGCACCGCGGACGTCGACGGTGTCGTGGTGGGTGATGGTCTGCCCCGCGTATGTGGCGGACCATGTGGCGGTCAGTGTCGTGACCGACGCGAGCGCGGCGGCGGGGAGCAGCGCGCTGTAGGTGTTGTCGACGTCGGGGCCCGACGGTGTGGCCGAGGAGACCACGGTCGCGCCGCTGTCGTCGGCGACGGCGACCGTCGGCGAGGTGACGGTGACGGCATCCTCGTCGACCCAGTAGCGGGACGTGATCGTCGTCGCGGCCCCTACGCGAGCGTGAATCACTCCGGGACGCCCTTC